AGCGATTAAACCTTAGTATTACTTTTTGGCCCATTTTCACCCTTTTTGACCCTCGGTCCGCGGTCCCCAATAAACCAACCACCAACCACTGTATATCCACCCAGTACCATAATGCATCACACTAAAACCCCAAAACTTAGGGAAAACCCCTAAGAAATAGTACATTGCAAGTAATTGACCTAACTAGATAAAAGCATGATAATAACCCTGTCCACTTAGATAAAAGACGGACAAACACCATTAACAAAGAAAGGATAGTGATATGACTAAACAGACGGACGCTACGGATAAAGACATTGGACAAATCATGGACGATGCGCAGGTTTTGCTTAACTTCTGTGGAAATACTTTTGTCAAACCTGCTGACGCGTGGTTCGCGTGCCTTGTCTCTTCAGCCATTTTGACAGCAGAATTAAGTGTGCCCTTGGAGAAGTTTTTGGAGGGTTTTGAGCATGCTTATGGCGATGCGATGAAGGCCAAGAAGGCAATGAAGGGACCATCTTATGATCACTAATGCTGACAACTACGTGCCTGTAAAGAGCACAGATGGGCGTGCAACGCCATACAACACTGGGAAGGTGCAGATTGGTTTGTTGTATCAGCCCAAGCCTGCGGAGATGACGCAATCGGAGGAGCTTGTTCAGGCGGCTTTGATGGGATGGTCCTCGATCCATCGTCCTGTGCCCTTGTGGCCTGTAACGTTGGGTTCTGTGATTGTGGCTTTTTTAATAATTTTGACTGTGGGGTAACAAATGCACGAGTTCTTGTATGAATGTGATGAGCTTGGATTGGCGCTTAAATGCTTTTTTGAGTATGAGCCGGCTGAAGTTGGGTCAATTGAGCCCATGTCTGGCTTGAAACTGGAGCCGGACTATCCGGAGGTTTGGACGCTAATTTCTGTGTTCTTGCCTAACAGTTCTGTTGACTTGAGCGGGGTTTTGCATCCGGATGTGATTTTTCGCATTGAGCAGGACGCACCGGTTTATTTTGAAGAGATGAGGAGTGCAATATGACTGAAGATCCAAAAATATTTCTTGAGTTGGGCTACAAGCTTGGCAAAACAGAGATTGCGTACAAGGCAACGGACAAGTTACTGCTTGACGTGCTGATGGGTGATGTTGACCCTATGCAGGCCATGATTGATCGGATGAAGATCAGGGATGAATACCATGAGGCGTGAACACACACCAGAGGATGTCCAAAAGATTGTGGACGGGTTTCGGCCTGATTGCCACAAATGCGTGAACCGTGATCCTTTGCCCATGACGCATCACATTCAATGCTTGGAGCCCAAGGCTTTGATTTCTGGCAATGCACGTGCTGCGCAGAAGGGTTGGTTCCATTGGCCGTGGAACTTTGACCCTATTTGGTTGGAGGAGTGCAATAAGTATGAGGAGAAGCCATGAACAGAGAAGACATCATTCAAATGGCACAAAAGGCACAAATGCCGTTTTACTGGCGCACTGGTGAAATTACTTATCTGGACAAACTTGAACGCTTTGCTGCACTTGTCGCTTCTGCCGAGCGAGATGCGTGTGTGCAGATTGTTGAAAATGAAGCGTTCCAATACGCATCACCAGTTTGGGCTTTTGAAATTGTCAACGACATAAAAGCAAGGGGAGATAACAAATGACTAACGAAGACCGATTAGATATGTTTGCGATGGAGGCCATGAAGGCCGCGATTATGCACAAGGGTATTGTGAACAACCATTTCTTGGCTGCTGTTGCATATGACATTGCTGAGGAGATGCTCAAAAGAAGGCACTTGGTCCTTGAGCAGATGCTTTTGGGCGATATGCCATCAATGCTTGTTGAGGAGCTTGAGTTGACGGTGAGGACAAGCAATTGTTTGAGGGAGGCGAAGATCTTCACGATTGGCCAGTTGCAGCAGTGGACGGAGGACGAGCTTTTGAGGCTGCCAAATTTAGGCCGAAAGAGTTTGAAGGAATTGATTGAGCAATTACAGGCGCGTGGTTTGAAACTGAGGGTAGAAGCATGGACATTATGATTTACACCAAAAGCAACTGCCCTAACTGCTTGGCAGCCAAGATGGTATTGAAGATACAGGATTTGCCGTTCAGGGAGATCAGTGTGGACATTGAAGAGAACAGGCTGCTCTTGATGAAGGAAGTTGCAAAGGCGCGCCAGATGCCGCAGATTTTTATCAACGGTCAGCGGGTCGGGGGCCTTGCAGGCTTGCAGGCGGCACTGAAGCAAATCAAGGGGCAAGCATGAAACAAATAGCATGGTATGACCCAACTAACGGCATGGTCAGCACAGACAAAGACAGCCCTTTGTTTACACCGCTTGGTCAGGTGTGGCCTTTGTATACAAATCAAGAGCAAAAGCCTGTTCAAGTATCACCGCTTGAGTTTGTTGAGATGGTGATGGAGAAAGAACATTTAGTTGGAAAACCAATCTTTTGGGCTGAGTGGCCTAACAAGGAGAAAAACGGATGACTGACTGGACAAGTGAAGAGGACGAAGCTTTCAACGAAGTTGAGAAGCATAGCAACCTTGGCAAGCAAATCCTGCGGGATATCGAGGGGCAGCCGTATTACTACGATATTTTTGTATCGGTATCGCAGCGCAACGCGGTTCTTGAAGAGGTAGCCAAGGAAATTGAGAAGATGAAAGCTTTTGGGCCGGATACGATAGGCAGTTTTTCTGTCTACATAAGGAACATGAAAAAGTGAGTTTTACAAAGCAACATTTACGGCTTGGAAGCACGCAACACGTGCATCAATTACAACTTTGTAATAAATGCGAAGAGATGCGGCCACCGGAGGGTGGAATTCAAATGAGTGCAGCAAGATGGATATGCGCTTGCTGTTGGACCAAACGAGTAACAACGAGGAACCTTGTACAACATGCCAAGACCAAAACCACCAGAACCACTGAGAGGAAGACAGGTGAGGATGTCTGATAGACATTGGATGATTCTCAACCAACTAGGCGGAGCGGAATGGCTCCGGAATTTGTTAGATAAGAAGGCACCGATGCCTAAGAAATATTATGAAGTCTTTAAAACAACACAAGAAGCTGCAACCCCAAGAGCAGCCCCAAAAACCTTTGAGTCAAGAACAACTGATGGCGTGGTGGCCGTTCAGAAGACTTGACCCAAAGTTATTTCCAAAACCCAACCAACGCGATTTATCGCAATATGAGGAGAGTCTAATATGAAAAAACGTAAAACAATTAAACTGCCGTCTAAATCCAAGCGCGCACAGGCATTTATGGAGAGTAATCCTGCTGCCTACCCAAACGAAGTAGCAATTCGTTTTGGTTTAAGCAAGCAGGCGATCTATGGTCTGCGCAACAAGATGAAGAAAGAGGGCTTTGTGTTCCCTAAAAGGTCTGAGCGGTTGGCCACGCTTGCTCCGGCACAGCAGGGCGCTGCCGGCAGCGCACCACTGGAGATTGAGATGTTTGATTTTCCGGATGAAGTAGACGAGACCCTTGACGCTCGGGCCGTGGACTACGGCAAGTTCATCGAGGGCGCTGAAGTCATGCAGATGTTGAAACGTGTTGTACAGGCGGCTTTGAACAACCGTGACAAGGTCCTTGCGCACGATCAGGCCGAAGCCATGGACATGATCATCCACAAGATTGGCCGCATTGTGAACGGCAATCCTGATGTGGTTGACCACTGGCTAGATATTGCCGGCTACGCCAAGTTGGTAGCAGACCGCCTCGAAGGGCGGATCCGGTAATTACTTCGCCTCTCCCCAGTTGGGTCCGATTTCCACATCGCACCGGCTGGGGACTTGTAGGTTCACGCACGTTGCCATGATCTCTGCTGCACGCTGCGCTTCTTCCCTTGTCTTGACGCTCAAAGCAAGTTCATCATGAACCTGCAGCATGGGCATGATCCCCTCCCGAGCAAGAGCCACCATTGCCGCCTTTGTCTGGTCGGCAGCCGAGCCTTGGATCAATCTGTTTAAGCCCTTGTAGGTGCCTGCGCGCTTGATCCTCTGGCCGTATTCAATGACAGCTTGTTCACGGGGCAGCGCTTTGTTCACGCCCCACTCCATCGGCTCCCAAAGTGGAAACCGGCACTTGCGTCCGAGCAGGGTGCGGATGGATCCGCCTGATGCGGGATGCTCGATCCGTTTCATCACGGCATTGACGGTGCCTTTAAGGAACGGGACATTCCTATGGAATTGGTCGATCAACTCGGACGCTTCATCAAGGTTCAAGTCAAGCTGCGCTGCCAGTTTGTTCTTACCCATGCCGTACATCAAGCCAAGGCCAATGGTCTTGGCAGCTTTCCTTTTGATGCCTGCCATGTCAGCAACCATCTGGTGAAAGTCGGTGTTGGGGTCGTTCTGGTAAGCATCCACCATTTTCTCGGCTCCGGGCAAATCGAGCAGATTGGCGTAATGGACAAGCAGGCGCGGCTCCTGTGAAGAGAAGTCATTTGATGCCCACATCTCGCCCTCTTCTGGCAAAAATAAGCTTCGGACCATGGGGCCGATGATCTCGTGGCGGGCAGGGACCTGCTGCAGGTTCGGGTTGGCCATGGACAGACGTCCTGTAACGGTGCCGCCATCATCGGAGCGCATCTGGTTGACGTGCGGATGGATACGGCCGGTCTTGGCGCTGAAGTTGAGGTAAGGCTGCAGGAAGGTGCTGTGCGTTTTGTTGGTCTCGCGCGCCTCCACAATCATCTTGGCAATCGGGTGCTCACAGCCATCCAAGAAGCCTTTCGTGAAGCTCGGTTGGCCGTTATCGGTCTTGGCATATGGAAGGCTCAGCTTGTCAAAAGCTAATGCGATGCTTTGTGCGGCCCAGATATCGACGTTGGATCCGACAAGTGATTTGAGGTCCTTGTGGATTTGTTTCTCGCGGGCAATCAATTGCTCGATTAGCTGCTCACATTTTGGTCGGTCAAAGCGGATCCCGCGGCTTGTCATGTTGTGCAGGACAGGGAAGGCTTCTGTTTCGAGGTTGAAGATGGATTCGACTTCATCCTGACGCATGCGGATTTTGAATGCTTGCCACAGTTTCAGTGTGAGCGCTGCGTCCTGTTCAGCGTACTCTCCCACATACATGGCGGGTAGTTTCCAAAGTTCCTTTTTTGGATGAACTCCGAAGTCCGCAGCGGCTTGCTTGAGACCTTGTTCTGACTTGACTTCTTGGAGATAGTCAAATCCCAAGGAGTTGAGAGCGTAGCTGAAGCGGTTCTCGTCAAGAATTGGGGCAGCGAGCATGGTATCAACGATCCGTCCGTTGA